AAGGCTTACCACAACCTCGACATGGAAGCTGAACTCACGGACCTTCTGTCCAAGGAAATGAACCTTGAAATCGACCGTGAACTGATTGAAGACATTCGCATGATTGCGTATGGTCCTGCTGCTCTTGGCGGCGGCTTTGGTGGCTGGTACTTAGAGTCGCTTTACCAAGGTAACGCGGACAACTTCCCAGGCATTGGTGGCACTGGCGACGCTCGACCGGGCGGCACGTTCATCGGTGGCCAATACGAGTACGACTTTGGTTCGGCCTTAGACGGTGAGGAAGTCGATGTCGCGACTACGACCGGAGACGGCATTAATCGTCGTTACTCCAACGTTTACGTGATGGATCTGAAGCGTTTCACTTCGAACGCGACGACCCCGACTCAAGGTGCTCAACACCTCGGTCACATCTACTCGAACGTTCTGGCTCTGATCAACTTCGCGAGCACGGACATCTACCGTACGACCCTGCGTGGTCCTGGTAACGTTCTCATCACCTCTCCGGTTATTGCCTCGATGCTTGAGTCGGCGGCGAAGCTCGAAGGTGGTCTGGCGACAACTGATGGCCCGACCAACATGGGTGGCAACCAAATCACCTACGCTGGTAAGTTCGCTGGCAAGTACGATCTGGTTGTGGATCCGATGTTCCCTGAAGACGAAATCATCGTCGGCTACAAGGGCGCTAACGCGATGGACGCTGGCTACTTCTACTGCCCGTACATCCCGCTGCAACCGCTGGATACGGTGGTTGATCCTGAGACCTTCCAACCGAGAAAGGGTATCCTGACTCGCTACGGCAAGGTCGCGGTGCAACCTGCGTCGAGATTCTACCGAGTCATTAGACTGATTGGCACGGGTGCTGATTACCTGACGCCGGAGATCTTCAGACAGGCCTCGGCTGGCGGCAGCAGCTTCGGTGACGCCTACTCGATCACTAGCTAATAGTAACGAGTAAAAACAACGGAAGAAAGGGCTCAGTTTTATACTGAGTCCTTTTTTCATTTCTAGGGTAAATATATTTGATATGCCTGAATACGGAGACAGAGTAGGAGTCCCAGTTGTTAGATCTTACGGATCTTCATATGGAACATATGGTGGTAATCGTCTAAAGGACTACAAAAGTCCAAAGGATACTGATTTAAACAACAAGGATGCTAAGGATGTTAGCGAGTTCAAAACCTTTAACAGAACTATCAAAGACTACGTCTTAGCAAAACTAGGACACCCGGTAGTTGATGTTGAGCTTGATGACTTTCAAATTCAAATATGCGTAGATGAAGCCATCTCCAAACTGGAGTACCACGCCCCAGATTGGATGACTCAGTATGCAGTGTTTAAGACTGAGGCTGGTGTTAACGTATACGAGCTTCCACAAGAAATTGCAGACAACCTTAATGACTGTTGGTATAGGAGAGATTTTTTCAAGTTTGGCGCAAACCCTGGCTCTCTTGAGTTTGATTTTGCTGTCATGTTTTTTACGAATACTGGTCTCTTTAATAATTATAATGTTAGCCAGTATTTGCTTATGCAGCAGTACCTAAAACAAGTTAAGAACGTTTTAGGTAAAATGTCTACTTGGCAACTTGTCAACAACAAGTTCTTGCATATTTGGCCAAAGCCAGAAGGTAACGACGAAGATGTTCTTTTAGAGTTTAGAGCTTTTGATCCGAACACTCTACATCACGCTTACAAAAGCTGGCTTCAAAGATACACTTTAGCGTTAGCTAAAGAGATTCTAGGTGGCATTAGAGGTAAGTATCAGACATTACCCGGCCCAGGGGGAGGAACTCGGTTGAACGGCTCTGAGCTTGTTGCCGAAGCCCAGAGAGAGAAGGAGATGCTTGTCGAAGAGCTTAAAACTGAAATTGAAGGGCCAGCTTTGTTTGATATCTTCTAATGGCTAGATTCAAGGTAAATACCCCTCCCACAAACTTTCCTGAAGAGAGGGACACAAGGCTTTCGTTATTCAAAAAGAAGAACGATAAGAACTTGTTCAATATGGTTGATGCTGAAAACATTAAGTTATCAGGGTCTCGTATAAAGGTATTCGAATACATTCCCTCAAATGATATCGATGATGTTTATCAAGAATCTAGGCAAAAGACAATAGCTCAGGAGCCTGTAACCTTATGGGCTCACTATGATCCACGACCAATTGAGGAAAACCTCTCCCAGTTTGGTGTGGAGATGCAGATCGATCAAGTTTTTGTTTTTAATAAATCCTATACCGAAAACCTCATGGGTCGATCCATTGCTATCGGAGACATTCTACAGCCCGAGTTTCAGGAGATGAAGTTTGAAGTCTTTGAGGTTCAAGAGGATAGCTTTGAAGCTTATGGCGTGTATCACTTGTTAGTCCATGCGAAGCTGCTCAGGGACACACAGGACATTCACAATCAGGATTTCTTTGACCGTCCTGATCAAATCGGAGGGAGATACTAATGCGTGAAAAAGATAGTTTAAAGGTAAGGAATCAAATCATAGACCTTACTACAACAAAGCTTCTCCCCGTCGTAGATAACGTTTACAAGGAAAGTTTGCGAAGCATGTTACATGTTTTCGGAAACTTATATTACATTGACGGTAATGGTAATCGCACAAAGGTAAAGTGTTCACATGGAAACCCTGAAAGGGTAGCTGGTCGTTTAAAGGCTGATAATACTTTGGTTCTGCCTATGGTAACTATAGTGGAGACTCAAACTACTAGCGACCAAGCTCGTATGAGATACCAAAATATTGTTAGCGAAACACATTGGGACTCTGCTCAACGTCGAGCTACTAGAGTTTTAAGCTTGCCGCCCAGACCGATCAATATCACCTATGACATCAATATTTGGTGTAAGTACAAGGCAGACATGGACATGCTCAGGTCTAGTATTTTCTCCCTGTTCAGTCCAGATCTAAATATAGAAACTCAATATTCAGTTCACAACAAAGCATTTATTCAGAGTGAGCGGGAAGTCGGATCAGCAATAGCTTCGGATACTGGAGACAGAATCCTTCAGAAGACAATTAGCGTTACCCTGGAGACCTACATTCCCAGCCCTAAGTTTGCTTTCTCGAATACCGGAGAAATAAAGGATTTCAACTTCAGCACGGTTATTGACCAAGACTGAAATTAACTAATTTTAAACTCCCAGACGAGTAAATATAGTAGGAGCTTTTAAATGAAAACAGTTAGAAATATAAGTATGCAGGGTCTTAGTATCCCCTTTGGAACGCCAAAAGGAACTAAGAATGTGTTCTTAGCTCCCAGCCAGCAGGTTGAAGTCCCTGATGAATGGAGAAGTAAAGTTGCTGAAAGTTTGGTTCATCGCAGGATGGTTAAGCTCATTAACAATCCTAACCCTGAGCCTGTAGCTGTTCCGACTCCTCCAGTCAAAAAAGTCTATAAATCAAAAAAAGTTAATTAATCATGGCAATCCCAACCAGTCCATCTGTCGTAGTACTTGAGAACGATGTTTCGATCTACACTCCTAACATCAACTCAAGCGTTGTAGGTTTAGTTGGCTTTGCCAATAAGGGTCCTGTCAACACTCCTACTTTAATCACGAGCCCCGAAAACTTGCTCAGAATATTCGGAAAGCCCGATACTGCATTGGAGGGCCAAGGCCTTGAAGGTGCTCTTGAGATTCTTGAGGCTACAAATCAACTTTACTTTGTTAGAGGCGTTGCAGCGACTGCTGCGTCTGCTTACGCTTCGGCGGCAGTCCCGCTTGCAGCGACTCCCGCTATTTATGTTAGTGGCTACACCCCAAGTGTAGAGGCTTCAACGATCTACTACTCGATCACTGACAACGCTACTGATACTCCGGTAACTGCTACCGTCACGTTAGTTAGCTCTAGCGAATTTAAAACTGAGGCTGAAATTTTCAGAAATGCATTCAATGCTTCGGTAATAGGATCTCAAAACGTCTTCTCGTTTGTTGATAATGGGAAAGTATACTTAGGGTCTAAGTTCGCAGGCTCGGGAGCGACCTTCCAAGCGTCGGCTTCTGACGCTTCTCGAATGCACTTCTCCTCACTTCTTATTAATGGTAATCCAAGTGATGCTGGAAGTGAAGCACGTACTAAAAATGAAGTTACGGCAAGCGGATTTACTTCTCGTGATGCTGCTCTTAACGCATACTCCATCTACCCTGGTGCTGGATACAACCTTAGCGGCCTGAGAGATGGCAGTACTCAGGGGGTGTCGGTAGAGGTAAACAACGTCTCTGTGAGAGATCAGTTTGTAATCAACAACGATGGGGGTCAGGTAGAGTCATTCAATGTCTTGGAGCTTAGTCCCTCTAGTAAGGATTATGCTGAGTTTGTCCTCAATAAGACTGTGGCTAACAATCAATCTGATTATGTTTTTGTTGAGATTGAGACGAGTGCTGGAGCCGCTTACGATGCTCCTAACACTTTCGGCTCGAAAGCCACAGCTAACTCCTTCAAAGGTGGCAGGAATGAAGCTGCGGCAGCAGGAACTCCAAGATTCCTTAAGCTTTCTGAAGGCACGTTTAACTTTGCCGGTGGCCAAAGTGGAGGCACAGATGCTTCGGATCTAATTGGCACTGCTTCCAAGAAGACTGGTATCTATGCTCTTGATGACGATAGCTTAAACATCTCAATCGGTGTTATGCCGGGTATTACCTCTGATGAAGTTCAAAATGCATTCATCACATTGGCTGAAAGTTCTAAGAACTTCATTGCATTAGTTGCTCCTCCATATGGATTAGACGAAGTTCAAGATGCTGTTAACTGGATTAATGGCGCTTCCCAGGATGTCAGAGCGGCTGCTATAAACTCGTCATACGCTGCTGTTTACTGGCCTTGGGTTCAGGTCTTTAACGCCTTTGCCGGGGCCGAGCAATGGTATGACCCGTCGATCTTTGCCGCAAGGCAGTGTGTCTTTACTGATGCCGTTTCGGATCCTTGGTTCGCTCCTGCTGGATTTAGGAGAGGTCGTCTTACCAAACCTACTGGGACTGAGATTAGACTCAATCAGGGAGACAGAGATTCCCTTTACTCTAACTCGATTAACCCAGTATCCAATGACCCCACTACGGGAATCACAATCTTCGGTCAGAAGACTACTCAGAGAACTCCCACTGCTCTTGACAGAGTCAATGTCCGTAGGTTGATGATCTACATCCGCAAGGTCCTCCTTGAGCTTGGTAAGCCATTCCAGTTCGAGCCGAACGACCAGTTCACTTGGGAGCTTGTCGAGGATTCGATTAACCCGTTCCTTGATGACCTGCTGGCGAGAAGAGCTATTCTTGAAGGTGCTGTCAAGTGTGACTCCACAACGAACACTCCTGCGAGAGTTGACAGAAACGAGCTTTGGTGCTCGGTCACAATTAAGCCGACCAAGGCTGCTGAAACGATTGTCTTCGAGGTTAACCTCACAAGCCAGTCGGCAACCATTAACTAATAATAATCATGGTAGATAGTTACTTAAAAAATGAGTACAGAGCAAACTTTGAGCCGGGTAAGAGTCTCCCTAAGATTTCTACCAAGCTCGACTCTGTCCGCTCGTATCAATTCGAAGTTAAGTTCTTCGGAGTTCCGGCTGAGTTTATCAACACTCAGCAAGTTCTCACCGCTGCTGCAAAGCAGGTGAGTCCTGTTGGAGGTTCTGTTGATGATATTGTTGTAGATCGCATCAACGATAAGATGTACTACCCTGGTAAGTTTACACCTGAGGCGGTAACCATCACTTTTGATAATCAACTCCTGACCAACACCACGCCTGCTTTGTGGAACTGGTTCAAGACCATTTATGACCCGATGACTGGCGATATGACAAAGTTGGCTGCTCCTGGTGGTGCGGGTAATAAGTCGTTCAAAGCTTCGAAAATGACTGTTCTTGAGCTTGATAACACTAACGAGCCTCACGCTTACATTGAAATGTATGGTGTGTACCCGACAGGTGTTAGATTCTCGGAGAAGAACTACGCTACGAACGATTTCTCCACTGTCGAAGTGACATTCCGCTACGACTTCGTGGATTACGACAAGATCAACTAACCTCTTAGATCTAATTCGGGTAGCCTTCTCCCTAAATAAGGGAGGGGGCTATTTGTCTATTATAAGCTATGGATTTTTTCACGGAACTTTTAGATAGCTTCAGTCGGAAGCACGGACGTAAGCTTAGGCTGATCGAACAGGATGACCCTAGGGCTGACAAGGGAGGTGTAATTTTAAAACAATACCTCGATAATATGCAAGCGGGTCAGCAAATAGATATTGATAATAAAAACCCTAACGCAACAACACCAACGGTAAGACTTAAGTATACAGGACAGCTTCCAGACGGGTCCCGTAAAGCATTAGTCGCTCGAAATAGCGTTACACTTGGTGCTAATGGCTCAATAAGTGCTAATGACGCCAAGACGCTTAGAGCAGCTTTGACAATCCTGGTGGGCAAGTCGGACTCTGACAGTAAGAAGCCCAGTGAGCCAGAGCTTACGGATGAGGAAAAACGTGAAAGAGATCTTAAAAAGATCACGGGAGAAGGTGTTGCCCCAGGCGTAGTTATATCTGAGGGTAATTTTCAAAATGAAGATGCTAGGCAGGATGCCACGGTAGCTTTTGAGAACATGGCTGTCTTGCTCGACCAAGCTTTCGCTAACATTGGTCTTGATGTTACCAAGTATAAGTCTACTTATTTTGGTAAGAGGATTGAATCTTTAGAAAAAAGAATTTCTCAAAGTAACAAATACCTAGTCTACAATGAAGACTTTAACGGGTATGTATTTGAAGATGGTGCGCTTATTGATGATCAAATTGTGGGCATAGCTCAAACACTAGAGAACATGATGAAGTCTTTAGCTACAGACACTTGCCCTGAGGGAGATCAATCCTTTACTAAAAACATAGCAATGACTAAAAGAGGTGAGATAGTGATTTCACCTCGCGCAGACGCAAACCTAAGTGAAGCTTTAGTCTTCACTGATGATAAAGGTCTGTTGAAAGACTCCATGACAAAGGCTTTTGAAAAATGCAAATTTGAAGATGGCATTCCTCAGATAAGCATTCTTAGTGAGGAAACTGGAGGCAACTCTGACAACAACACTCTTGGGACAGGTTTTGAATTATTCCAAAAACTTGCGACGTTAGTTCAAGGAGCCGCTAGGATAAGAGCTAGCGGTGAAGAAGTTCCCAACGATCTTGGAGCAGAGTTAAGATACGTAGCTGATAAGCTTCAGAAAAGAATGTCGGGACTTAGCGCCAGTGCTAGAACTGCTTTCATCATACAGAAGACAGCGGGTCTGAGTCCTGAAGATTCTTCTATAGTAAATGACCTAAGAGACCTTTTGACAGGCACTGACGATGATGGACTGTCGCTATATCGAAAGATGCTTGAGTTCTCACTCGCTATTGTTAAGGATAGAAATCCTGACTACATTACAGAAGCAGGGCAGGAGACTAAGTTTGGTCAAAGGCAAGATATTAGAGAGTACTATTCAAGTGAAGATAAGGCTAGGAAAGCTTTGGCTAAATCAGGTCTAAACCCCAATAACTATGATTTATCTTCACTCAATGAATTAAGAGATGCTGGCTTTATGACCTCTAGGGATGTGAGAGCCGCGTTAGCTTTAAAGATGGTTCCAGACGAGGATACCCCCATCGCAGTCACTAAAACAAGTATGAAGGCATACAGATCTTTGAAGAGGGTAACGTGGGGGAAAGGCAGTGAAAACACTTATTTAGAAATGATGAAGGAAGGGTTTGGTGAGGGTGATCATGGAGATTTAATAAGCACTATGTTAGACGATATGGGTGTCTCTGATCAGGACAAACCAGCAGAATGGCAGAGAATGGTCAATTACCATAGGGAGTTGGCCAATATACATGATTCCGTTGAAAGCGTACCCCTCACTACCGAAATGCTTTCAAGTGATGGTAAGCAGTTATTAGTTAAGTCTGGAGATATCCTGGCCGACCAAGTAGAGACTATTTTATCTAATAACTCTAGCTACAGTGAATTGACTGACGGAGATCGAAGTCACATTATTTCAATCATTAAAAACCTTAAGAAAGAAAAGGGTAAGGAATATACCAAAGAGGCTCTATTTGTAAGGTTAAAGAAAGAAGTTGTCACCTTCTTAACACACAAGAAATTAGAAAGTGATCTTGCCAATAGCTCCACCAGAGACAACGCCTTACGATCCATACTCTCTAAGGTTTATCATGCAGGTGGTTCATCGGACTCGAAACTAAATGAGACCGCTTTTGGATGGGCTGAAAGCAGAACACATGTTTTTTCAAGAAACGATGTTCTTAGAGACATTGCACAAGGTAGGAGAGGTTGGGATATAGATTCTGATGGTTCTGATTTTTCCAGAGGTATCATACACTTTTCAAGTGGTCCAGCCAAGATTATACTTAACACCACTGCTAAGGCCACTAGGACTAAAAAGTCTAAACGAGCTAATATCAATAATGAATCCCAATTGACTGCAACTGAAGAAGTAAGCGATATGTATGATTCTCGACAGGACCGTAATCTAAGAGCATCAACCGAGATTCTAAATGCTTTAGGTAGTCTTCAAGAAACCTTAACTTTAATCAAGAAAAAAGTAGGAATCTTCAACACGAACTAAATCACACAATCTGTACATCGCGACTTCAACATCTCCTGCTGATCCAACGAAATGTGGCCCTGGTACTGGTAAGCTCAAGTCGTTAGTTATAGCTATAGGCTCTCTACGATTTTGACCAATAAACAGTAAAAACTTTCTCGAAGATTTCTTGGAATCTCGATGGGCTTGAGCTATCATTTTTGAAATTGTTGATTTAGGATTTAATAAATCACTTACTTGTTCTTCATTGTACCCTTTCTTACATTCAATAATGAACTTAAACTTTTCTGGAGTAATTAAGTCTCCATATACTTTTAAATATTCAGGTAATGTATGAGTTGTAGCAAATGCACCTGATCCAGGAGTTCTACAAAACTCTTTAGTGTTAAACCTGTCATTAAGAGTTTTAGCAATTTTATTCTCGAACCTATTACCCTTTGCTCTAGAGTTTACTTTTTTCTTTTTCTTCAACGGAGTTACATCAAAATCATCTTTCATATTTGATCCCATAGACTATAATAGACCTATGGATAAAGTATCATTGAGTTTTGAAGATACAAAATTTAAATTAGTTGAAAGGAGTAGAGGACGCATGAAAATTCAGATTAAGTTTTCCAAGGAAGAAGCTGAAGGCTTCAAGAACTTTTGTAAAGTAAAGCCGCCGGAGCTTGACGACGACAGCTTTTACAAGCAGATCTTTTTTGCTGGGTGTAACGCAATGACTGAGCAGATTCAAGCATTGGTTCAGGCACATAGAGATTCTCAACAAGTCGAGGCGGATAACACTCAAAATGAAAATGAGCAAGCAGAAGAACAACTTCAAGACGAGTAAGATCCACAACTCTAAGCACTTAGAGTCTGTAGTCACTGCAAACATCGAGGGTAAGCAGAACTCTTACTACCTTATCACGAATAGTTGGGATAAGGTCTGCAACTACTTCAACGATAGACTTCCTATCGATGGATTCACAGATTTGAATGTGGTGGATATCTTCAATGTCCCGAATGCACTCGATGTTATAAGGAGTGCCATTAAGTCTCACAGAGAGACTATCTCAACAGCATGTCTCTCCCGCTATGACCAGTTGCCAATGCTGGTTGTGATTCACAAGTCTTTCCCCAGAGTTGTTTCTTACAACGGCTCTGTAGGTGCTGAGATAGGAATCTAGATAGAGCTTGGATCCTTCGGAATACCCATCTTGTGGTTTCGATAGGATTCAAGCTTTTCGTTATACTTCTTGTTCTTAGAGTATAGCAGGCGAAGGTTATTTAAAATTACTGTGGTAAAATAATTGAAGGCCTGTCCAGAATCTCTGTTGAAGTTTTTCAGGACTTTTAGTATAAGTAAGAAGCACTCTTGTTTGGCTTCTTCATGGTCCACGTTAAACTTAAACGATAGCATGAGCCGATTGATGAGAGTGTCGAACATTTCAAAGAGTTCGTTCTCCTGAGTTCTGTCCCCAGTTTTGAACTCTTGGATCAACGTCTCGAATCTTTTGTTGTCAATATAGTAGCTCATTCATCTATCATAGTCTAATGCCGCAACTAAGTTTTCAAGGTGATCATCCTAAGTGCCAGGGCTGTCCTGCACTACGTATGAATCTTCCCACTCACACTATCCTTGATTACGAGTTCAAGGATGCACCTGTTGACATCCTCTTCATCTCAGATTCAGCTAAGATGTTTGAGGGTGAGTTTACCGCTTTTCGACCACAGGAATACAACATCATTCAACGTGAGCTTGCTAGATTCTCACAAGAATGGGAGGTTGGCTACACAACGGCTGTGAAGTGTCCCAACATCACCTCCGAGAATCTGAGCACTGGTATAAAAAAATCATGTAAGACTCACTTGCATGACACCATCGACCACTACAAACCTCGGATAGTGTTTGCATGTGGCAAGGTAGCTACTACGCTTCTGTATGGTAAAGCTCGTGAGGAGAGTAAGATTCGAGGCAAGGTGGACACCCTGACCACTGAGGGCGGGACAGAGTTCCAGGTAGTACCTATTATTCACCCGTTTCAGGTCGTAGCAGAGCCTAAGAACGCCTATCTTTTTCGAACCGACCTAGAGAACGCTCTAAATAACGAGCTTTTAGGAAAGTCTACAGACGCTCAGGTAGATCATACTCTTGCTATGAGTATTGGTGAGTTGGATGAAGTTAGCGGTGAGTTTGTTGATACCGAGATGGATCTCGCTGTAGACATTGAGACCACGGGTCTTAATTTTCTTGAGGATACCATCCACACAGTTTCGATGACGCTCGTCAACCGCGATACTGGGGAGCTAGGTAGAACCTTGGTGCTCCCTATCGACCATAAAGAGGCAAAGCTCGGCTACAAGGTAAAGGGCGCGTTCATGAAGTTTATCTGTCAGGCAATGGCAAATAAAAATAACCGGAAGGTATTGCAGAATGCTGGCTTCGACCTCAAGTTCTTGAAACGATATGGGGTCGAAGATGTATATAATGTGTATGATACGAAGCTACTTCAGCACCTCTACAAGGAGGATGTTCCGAAGTCGCTGGCCGATCTTGTCTACTACTACTTCCCCGAAGAGAAGTTCTAATGCTCACAGTTGAAGGTAAGAAGTTTGATTGGAAGAACATTCCACTCATTCAGTGTGTCGAAGGGAATGCTAAGGATACCTATGCCACTGCAAAGGTATATGCAAAGCTACTCGAAGAAGTTCGTCAGAAGAAGCTAGAGAAACTTTACGATAAGCTTATTGCGCCTCTGACTGTTGCTTTCCGTGATATGGAGTTTGAAGGCTTGCTCATCGATGAGGACAGGATGAACGAGTTGGACCAGCAACTCCAAGATAAAATTAAGTTAGCAGACATTGCACTGCGTGAGGCTGCTGGCTTGGAGGATGATTCTAACCTTAACTCGACCAATCAACTAGTTAAGATTATCTACTCATTTGAGAAGAATGATGATGGCGAGTGGATTCAGGTTGACGACTTCGGCCTTGGGTTGTATCCTTTCGAGTTCACTAAGAAGGGTGCTCCTTCTACCAATGAGGAAACGCTAACCAAGGTGAAGGCCATGGTTGAAGAAGAGTTCACAGCAAGAGGCTTGAAGGTTGAATAACGAAGAAGTAAACATCGCAAAGGCAGTCCTGAATAATATGTCGGACGACCAGTTGAAGGCTGCTAAGAAGTTCTTTGACCGCTTCTCGGAATACAAGAAGCTAACTAAGCTGCACTCTGTGTATATTGAAGGTGCTCGCACTGCACTACAGAATACTGGTAACAGCAGGATGTATGTGAAGTACAACATCGATGGCACGGTTACGGGTCGCATCTCAAACTCGGGTGCCAACGTCGGTAGAAAGAAGACTGATAAGATTGGTGTGTCCTTTCACACTCTGCCTCGGGAGTCGCTGGATGTAAACATCCGTGATTACGTGGTAGCCCCAGAGGGTCACGACTTTATCACGATCGACATGAAGGCGATGGAGCTACGAGTCCTTGCCCACGTTGCTAACGAGGAGAATATGATTCACGCCTTCAAGTCTGGCATTGACCTGCACAGCTACTCTGCTGGGCTTACCTTTAACAAGGACCCTAACGAGGTTAGCAAGCTCGAACGACAGATCGCAAAGGAAGTTAGCTTCCTGACGGTGTATGGCGGCACTGCTTATACACTTGCATCGAAGCGCAACATTCCTGAGGACCGTGCTGAGGAGATTATTAATAGCTGGCTCTCGGCTTTCCCTGGCGTGGGTCGCTACATGAATACCATTGACGAGTATATCAAACAGTTTGGATATGCTAAGACTATCTTTGGACGCTATCGCCACCTTCCCAATGTTCGGTCTCCGTTCAAGGGTGTTCGTCGTGAGGCATTCAGACAGGGTCTGAACTTTACGATTCAATCTGCCGCTAGTGATATCCTGCTCTGTGGCATGTTAGGTGTTATCGAAAAGCTCAAGGGTATGAAGGCCAAGGTTGTTGCAACGGTTCACGACTCGATCGAACTCATTGCTCCCAAGGAGGAGACTCGTAAGGTCGTGGAGATTGTTAGTGATGAGCTTGAGAACTACTACTACCTTCGAGAAAACTTTGGGATCAACCTTAAAGTTCCCCTTGGTGTAGACATTGAAGTAGGCTCAAGCTTTGGTAACGGCGTAGAATACGAACTCTAGTATCCTAGGTAGTCCATCACTCCCAACCATTTAGGAGAAGTGCTCCTGGGTTGAGATTGCCACTCAACTAAACCAAAAGAACCATATTGGCCGTAATCTCCTGTGAGTCTGTAGAGCATAAAC